GACTCGGGCTATTGCCAACCCCTTTTCGACAAGGAACAGGGCGCGTGCGGCGGTTTTATTCTTGCCGACAAGCGTCTGTAGTATTGCGACGCTGGTTTGTGCGGTGGCGAATCTCAATCGAATTATTTGTTGTTCGGCATTTTCTACCGATCTTATTTCAGCGTCGGCGGCTCGTGTGCGCGCACTGGCTTCGGCCTTTGCAATTCGCTCAAATTCTTTTGCACCACGCTTGGCAAGCGCAATGCGTTTGTTGATTTGCTCGCCTTCGAGTTCCAATTCTTCTTCGAATTTTTCTTGGGTAGCTGCCCTCTCGACCTCCAATGCCGCAAGTCGCGCTTCCTCCTGTTGCGCAAGTTTTGTTTCTTCTAATTTGCGGCCAGCCTCCAATACAATTTCGGCGCGGCGCTCCTGTTCCGATTTTACGTCCGCAAGGCGATCCTCCGCTGCGGTGAGTGCGGTCTGTCGTTCCATCAGGAAGCGTTCAGCTTGAGCCCTTCCGGACAATTTGTTCAGTGCTTCGTTCTCCGACCTTTCGCCCTCTAATTTTTTGGCCATCGACGAGGCAAGAAAATCATCAAGCGCTTTTTCGGCATCGGCAATAGCATCAGCCCCGACCTCGATACGCACATCAAGTTCGATGTCGCTCAGTCCGCGCACGTTCGATACAACAAGGTCGAGCTGTTCTAATAGCAATGCAAATGCGGGTATGACATCGCGACGAATCGTGACAACGAAATTAGCTGTGCTGATACTCGCGGCCTCCATGCCCGGAGCAAAACGCCGCGCCAGATCGAAGCCCAAGCCCTTAACGCTTTCCTGCATATCAGTAAAGGCATCGTTGGCATCCTCAACGCCTTTCGCGTCGACAGCGGATATTGCCGTGCCAAAGCGCCTTGTTTTTTCTTCGGCTTCCTCGAATCCGCCCGCAGTAGCCTCAAGAGTTCGCAGCAATGCCGCGCCGCGACCGCCGAACAACTCGTATGCTATAAGGACTTTTTGAGATTGATCGTTGACACCTTCCATCGCTTTGGCGATCAATTTGAACTGCTCGTCTGGGCTTTGCTGCGACAGTGATTTTGCCTCAAGCCCGAGTGCCTTAATTGAGTCAACAGCAAGGCCGGTTCCCGTGGCGGCCTCGGCGACAACGCGCGTCACATTTATAAGTGCTTTTTCGAGTGTCTTTTGCTCGACGCCAGTTTTTGCGGTGATCAACTGCAACGCCGCGAGTTTTTCTGTTGTGATTCCGAGCAATTGCGACTGCTTTGCAAGTGCATCGATCTGTTTGAGACTTTCGCGCGTCAGCAATGCGACACCGGCAACAGCGCCAGCAAGGCCAATGCTGGCAAATTTACCGAGGTTTTGGTTGACGGCCCGAAACGCGGACTTGGTTCGATCCCGCGCTGTTAGTTCGATTTCTGCTTGATTGCGTCGAGCCATTGCTTATGCACCCGGTATGGCGATTCGCCCTTGATTGCGAAGTATGCCATCCACGCGTGAAATGCGGTAGCAGACAAGCCCCCGACGCGCGATCGGTCGAGGTCGTTGAAGTGTTCCGATAGCCAGAACTGAGCAAACAGTTCCGGGTCATTCCTTATTTTTTTTTAGCTCCTTGGTGAAGGATGCGATTTCCCCGTTGAGCATGATGCACACTCGCCCAATCAACTCTGAGGGCTCATTCATCAGCGCGGTTTTATCTAGCAGTGAAAAATATTGGTCGCCTTTGGAATCAAGACACTGGCGAATCATCTGCATGATATTCTGTTCAGTGTTGGTCGGATACTTCCCCTCCAACTCCATAAGTTCACCGACCGTCAGCGGGTAGGCATACAATATCAGGGGTTTAGTTTTTGTTCCCCACTCCGGAATTTTAATGGCGCGCACTTTTCGGTGCGCTTGACGCCTGACGTGAATTTTGCCAAACGGAGTTGTGTCCGGGTGAAGTGCCTCGGTTTTATTGTCGGTCATTTCCCACCTCTGCTGATATCAACTCGGCTGGCTATTACGGCACAGAATCGCGAACGACCGCGCCGCTTGAAATTGCGTAATTGAAACTCTGCGGCAGAATTTCATCAATAGCGCCGGACGTATTTCGTCCAGTGATCTGCACCGTCAATGTAATTCTAGGCCGAGCGCTAACATTGCCCTTCGGATACAAAATCAAGACACCTTCGGTAGCCGGATCCATTGATTCTTGTACCGAATCTGCCTCATCGTAATGCACTTCGATTGCACCGCTCGCTGACGCCAATCCGGCCTTAGAAGTCCGGTTTGTGTCGCCCATCGCGGTGTCGTCAACCGGATCTGCTGATTCGTCAAGCGACCACGTTTTTAATTCTGTAATAGCAGAGCCCGCGAAACTGAGGGAGCCGGAATTGCCAGTTGTTGTAGTCATTTCATTGCCTCGTTAAACCGCGACATCAGGGGAGCCAGTCACTGTGCGGTAAGTGTAGAGAAATTCCATTGCAATTGCACCATGCGGCTTGTCGACATTCTCGCCGTCAAGCGTGCTAACGGTTCCCTGTATGCCATGATAAATCTTGGCAAGTCCGGCTTCCCCCAAGTCGTCGAGAGCCTGTTCGACTTCCAGCGCGATGTCGTCCAGCTCGTCTTCGAGGTTTCCCGATATCGCGACAACTCCGTGCACCTGTAATGTCATGTCCCGCATTAAGTCGGTGGGCGAATCCTCGCGCGCTGAGTCCTCCGCAGGGGTGAATATCAGCAGACCCGGCAGCTTTGCTTTGTCCAGCGGATACACGCGCGACACATACACTCGGTCGCCTGTGGTGCCTAGCCCTTGCAGCGCACCTTTGGCGGCGTTTCGAATTTGTTTCCGGACATGCTCACTCATCGTTTTCTAGGGTTAGCAGAGTCAAACCAAATCCGTCAGGCTCGGGTGTGACAACGGTTCCGACAAATACTGATCCGTCTTGCTTTGTTACAGATATCGGCTCGCCTTCCGCTATGTCAGAAGGCAATTCCGATGTCTGACATTGAAAAGTCGGGTCGGTTGTTTGAACCTGGACAGGGCCGAGGCCATCCACAAATTCGGTGCGCTCGTCGAAGTAGCCCTCGATTTCCCGGCCACGAATTTCCGCAACTTGTCCGAACTCCGATGCGTCGAAGTAAGAAGCCCGATCCGCTTCGCTCTCGACAGGCGACATGGTTACTTCTTGTCAGCGGCCTTTTTAACAATCAGCCTGCCGGTTCTCGGGTCGCGGTTTGTATCCTTACACTTTTGAGCCCACGCATCCCATTCGGCCTTTGTGGGCTTATATCCTTTTTTTTGCCACTTGCCGCACACGCGAACTCGATTCGCCAATTGGTGAGGCGGTGGTGCTGCTTTCTTTTCCTCGGTTTCTGCCGGGGCTTCCAAATCTTTGTCGTTCACGTTCGTTCCACCTTTTTTAGTAATGGGCCGGGCCAGCGTCGATTTAACGCTGGCCCGCCCCGTTTTTACGCTTAACGTCACCTTGCGCTTAGGTGTCGTTATCCATTGCGAATGACTCGGGATGCCTCACGGCAAAGTCGGTCGTCCACATTTCGATAACTCGGGTGTTCATCCGAGCAGACAACGTATAGGGATCGACCAGAACATCGAGCCCGCCCCATACGCCTTGCAACAGATCGGCCCAATTGCCGAAAAACAGGTCGCCGTCTGTGACCTGAGCGGAGACTTCGGTTCGGTAGCCATTGACGGTGTTGCCGGGTTCCCAAACGAAAGCGGCGGTTGCGGAGACTTTTTCCGTCGTCTTCAACGCGCCACGCATTGTCGCGTCCATGCAATATGCGAGCGTACCGAGAAGCGCGTTATCCGTTGCAACTGACGTTTCGAATGCAACTGCCTCCGCCCAGGTTGGCGCGGTTCCGGCCATTCCCGGTGCATTGATGCCGGAGGTATTGGCAACGCCTGTCGGCTGACCGGATGCGCCTGTTCCATACAGACCAGCCAAATCAATGGCAATGGCGAGAACCGTTGCGAGGTCATTCCGAATCAACTGCTCGATGGCGATGCTCGACTGCATGAGCAATTGTCGAGTGTAAACACTGAAAGCGCCGACATTGCGCGGAGTCAGTGTTACCTGATCCAAGGTCTGTGTGCTTTCGGTGATATCAGTCTCGTCAGTTGCGAGCCAGAATGCCGTGCCAGCGCCGGTCAAGCGCGGGATCGCCACATCGCCGATTAAGCCATCGAGTACGGTTGTTCCGAGCGCCATCAGTATGCTGCGATTCCGCAGCAGATCGATAAACGATCCGGCCAGCAGATCCTCGGCAATCGTGCTTGCACCGGCACCAGCCTGTGTCAAAACACGTTGCTCAATCAGCAGCCGTTCGAATGCTTTGACCGCGCGCCAATCCTTTGTCCGGTCACGGTCTCCGAACAATAAAACATCAGTCGGCACTAACCAGCCCTGCGGCTGAGTTTCGTACTTTTCGGCAGCAGCGCGCGAACAATCGAGTTCAAATGCCGCCGCCTCGATGAATTTCGGGTCTTTAGGCCCGAACTTCTGTGCCCGAATCAGGCGTAAGAAACTGAATCGCTTCTGCTCTTTTGTCGTCAGACCTATGTTCAGGTCTTCCGGCCCCGATGTCTCAGCTTCCTTACGGACAGCGCCGGGCATCGTGTCGAGCAATTTGGCGTTGAACTCAGCAAGCGTGTCGCCTTCGGCAACGCATTTTGTGGCGAGCTGGACTTGACCATACTTTGCGCCGACCTCAGTTATCACTTTGATCCGGTGGCGTTCAGCGCCAAGCACCTTGTCAGTATCGACCTTATCGACCTTTGGTGTGGGCGTCGGGGCAGGAGTCTTAGCAGCGAGTTCCGCTGCCTCTCTTGCCTCTTTTTGTTCCTGTGTTTCGGGTGGCATAACAGCCTCCTTTTTTTCAATTTCCACAATGATTGTATCGAACTCGCCTTCGTCGCCACTGTGCCATTCACGGGCCTCCCGGCCCACTCCGACTGTGGTATCCGCTGGCATCGATACGAGCGAGACTTCATACGGCTCCCAATCGGTTGCCCGATATACGTCCGGCGAATCCTCACCGCTCTCTTCGAGTTTGGCCCGGTGAATGCGGTAGCCCACGCTGACGCACTTCCGAATACCGTCCTCGATGTCCTGCAAGATTGCGTCACGGTCGGCACCCTTACCAACTCGCATAACCGCACGTCCCATACGGTCTTTCGTATCAATCTTCGCAGTGTCCACGGTGCCAATATGTTCTCGGCTATCGTGGTGTAACAAAAAAGGCCCAGTGTCCCGCAATCGATTCATGCGGACAGACGATTTTTTGTGATCCAAAATCTCTTGACCGAACCATCGGTCAACCGGCTCTTCGCTCGAAAATGCTAACTCAACAGTGCGCGCATCCATGTCGAGCGAACCACGGTCGAAATACGCGATGCGCCTGAGCATCGTTGTTCGAATTTTCCGCTCAACTATTTTTTTGTTCGGCATCTTCGATTCCTTCCGCTAATTCGCTGACAGCGATTTCCAGCACTGCCAAACGATCCTCGGCATTTTCGTCGCTGAGTGTAACATCTACTTGGACTGGTGACACGCCAAGGTCGTCCATCAGCTTATTCTCTGCGGCGATTTCGTTGAATACCTCGGACGGCTGCCGACCGCGTTTCCTAATGCGCTCTGACCGGCTCATCGTCATGTCCTGCTGTTGAAATCTATCAGCGGTGGTGTCTTTCAGTGGGTCAATCCAATCCCAACGGCGAGGCTGCCACTCATGTTCGACAAACTTCGTGAATCGATCAATCGGCAACGGTCGGCCCGCCCGGTCGGTGATTGCGCCTGACAGCAATCCTTGTTCAAGCCACGCGCTGAAAATACGGTCGAGTGCATCCTCGATCAGCCATGTTTGCAGACCCATCCACACCGCCCGCTCTGACAATGCGCCCTGTCGCAAACTTCCGAAGCTGACGCCCTCTAGGTCTTGCGCGAATTGGTTGTATGACTCACCGAGCGACGCGGCAATTCCGCGCAGGTTGATTTTCACGAAGTCGCCGAATCCGCTGTTGGGGTGATCCGGATTAAAGCCGAAAAATTGCTGTCCCTTTTTCAGGCGACCAATCATGCCCGGTTCAAACTCTTCGAACAGATAATCGTCGTCCGCGGTTTCCTCGTCGTCGTCGCCGGTGTATCCCTGTCCGTCGTCACCGTCACTTATAAATCCCATCTTCGAAGCGCCGCCACGCGCAGCAACGAGTTCCGCCTCTTCGTATTTATCCAGATGATTGAATCGTATCAGGGCAGCGTGAACCCACGGCATGCCGCGAGTCTGCCAAATGCCATCATCCAAAAACAGGTGAATAATTTCCTCGCTTGGCACACGAATGTATTTGCGCCCTGTTTCTCCGTGAACGAAAAAATCGCTGTCTCGCTCAGACGCAATGACGTGGTATGCAACCGGGAATCGTGAGGCGTCGAACTCGATGCCCATGCGAATCACATTGCCTCCCGGTAACACTTTTTCAAGCTGCAAATCGACTGACGACGGTTCCAAAAGCCGCAACGAATATCGGTACGGGTTGACGTTGCTGCCTCTGCGCTCCCAAACAAACACCTCGCCATCAAGTGCCGCGCTGCCGACGATCAATCGACAGAAGTTGCGGAATGACATGCCCGACATTTCCGGGCGCATGGCTTTAGTTCCCCACAGTTTCCAGTGTCGCTCGATTGTGTTTTTGTCCTCGATGTCGAGGTCGGTGTCGCTGTTCATCGGCTTGCTAATTAGC